GCTGAGAAGTTGGCTGAAGAGGCTTTGGAGATTGCTGACGAGGTAGATGAGAGCAGTAACTCAGGAGTTAATAAGGCGAGGCTCCAGGTTGATACTCGTAAGTGGTTGGCTGGTAAGCTGGACCCTGAGAATTATGGGGATACGGCTAAGACGCAGGTTAATGTGAATCTGGGTGATTTGCATTTACAAGCTTTAAAACACTTAAAGGCTGAAGTCATTACATTGGAAAACAATGAATAATCCATTTATTGAGTTCATCAAGCTTTACAGAAATGACCCTGTTAAGTTTGTCAAAGAGGTTCTGGGGGTAGAGCCTGATGAATGGCAGAGTGATTTTCTAACTGCTGTTGCGACAGGAGAAAGAAAAATCTCCATTCGTTCTGGTCACGGTGTTGGTAAATCTACGACTGCCAGTTGGGCCATGCTTTGGTTCTTGTTGACCAGGTATCCCGTGAAGGTGGTGGTTACTGCTCCTACTTCTGCCCAACTCTACGATGCTTTGTTCGCTGAACTTAAACGATGGGTTAAAGAACTCCCTCAGCCGATTCAGGATCTTCTTGATGTCAAACAAGAAAGGATTGAGTTAAAGGCTTACGCTACTGAGGCGTTTATCTCTGCCCGTACATCTCGTGCTGAACAACCAGAAGCCCTACAAGGCGTTCACTCGGATAACGTGATGTTGGTGGCAGACGAGGCTTCCGGTGTCCCTGAAGCGGTGTTTGAGGCCGCTGCTGGCTCTATGTCTGGTCATAACGCTTTGACCATCCTATTGGGTAACCCTGTCCGCTCTTCTGGGTTCTTTTTTGACACACACAATCGATTAAAAGACGAGTGGTGGACCCGTAGAGTCTCTTGTATTGACTCAACTCGGGTGAGCAAAGAGTACGTTGAGGACATGAAATCCCGCTACGGTGAGGAAAGTAACGCCTTCCGCATCCGTGTTCTGGGAGAGTTTCCAAGAAGTGATGACGATACGATCATTCCTATGGAGCTACTGGATACTGCCAAACATCGGGATAACCGTGCCTACGAGGATGCTCCCATCGTTTGGGGGCTAGACGTTGCACGTTTTGGCTCCGATTCGTCAGTTTTGTGTAAGCGTCAATCTAACGTGGTCCATACCTTAGAAAGATGGAGGAACTTAGACCTGATGCAATTAACGGGTGCGGTGGTTGCTCAGTACGAAGCCTGTGACCACAAGACCCGACCAACAGAGATCCTGGTTGACAGTATCGGTTTGGGGGCTGGTGTGGTTGACCGACTGAGGGAGTTGAACCTTCCTGCGAGAGGGATTAACGTGTCTGAGAGTCCTGCTATGGGCGGGACGTATCTCAATTTGAGGGCTGAACTCTGGCACAAGGCTAAGGCTTGGCTGGAGAAAAGGGACTGCAAGATACCGAATAACGAGGATCTGATTGCTGAATTAGCAACCGTAAGGTATACATTTACCTCTAACGGCAAGATCAAGATTGAGTCTAAGGACGATATTCGGCGGCGAGGATTGAAGTCTCCTGACATGGCTGATGCGTTTGTGTTGACATTTGCTTCTGATGCGGCCACCATCTCTTGGGGAAAGAGCAGTTCATGGGGTAAGCCGATCAAAAGGCTGATCCGTGGGTTGGTCTAACCCATCAGGGCGAGAACTTTGAGCCACCTAATACGTGGCTCTTTTTTTGCCTTATGGTAATATTCCCGCACCTTTCTGGAGAACTCCTATGAAAATGGACAAAGCTGCTGAGAAAATCGGTAAAGTGATGGGCGAGTACAAAGAAGGCAAGCTCAAGTCTTCTTCTGGTCAAAAGGTTAAAAGCCGTGACCAAGCTGTTGCTATTGCGATGTCTGAGGCCAAGATGCCTAAGCGTGGTCAGCGTACTGCGACCAACCGGAGCAAGAAATGAAACAAGGTTTGTATGCCAACATTAATGCCAAACAAGAGCGCATTAAAGCTGGCTCCAAAGAGAAGATGCGTCCTGTTGGGAGCAAAGGCGCTCCCACCGCCAAAGACTTCAAACAAGCAGCCAAGACTGCTAAAAAGAAATGAAATGCCCCATTGCCACTTATGACATCAAAGCCAACCTGAAGGCTCGTAATTGGGCGATTAAGAATGTTGATTACGGTCCTGCCAATCCTGAAGAAGAGAACGAGGAATACTGGCAGAACCTTGCTGACATCTGGAAAGTCTCCATTGAAGATGTCCAAGAGATGCGTTGCGGTAACTGCGCTGCCTTTATTCAGACTCCTGAAATGCTGGACTGCATTACTAAAGGCATTGACGCAGAAGAAGATGGCTACGCTGCTGACGTACAAGAAGCAGCAGACCTTGGGTACTGCGAGTTGTTTGACTTCAAGTGTGCTGGTGACCGTACCTGCTCTGCTTGGCTTACTGGTGGACCCATTACCCAAAAGATGACCAAGGGTCAGCAGAATATGCTGATGATGGCTAAAACCGAATACGACACAGAGGATGATGAATCATGGAAGCAATACTTGCAGCACTGTTAAAACAATTTGAAGCTGATAATGAATCAGTTGCAAATGCTGGACAAGCGGCCATGTCACAGCCAATGCCAACTCCTGTACCTCAAGCTAGTCCAATGAGTATGGGACAGGCTGTAGGAGATATTGCCACTCAATCTGTGGGTCAGCAAATCCAACCAGCCATGAACTTGTACAACCAAGTTACAGCACCTGATGCTACTGCTGGTGACATGGCTCGTTCTGCCTTTGAGTACAGCATCAAGTCCGACAAAGACCCGCAGAACCAAGTGACCATCCCTGCTATGGCTCCAATGAACCCCTACGCCAACATGGCAAACAACACTGTAGGCGGTATCCCCTCTTTGTTGCAAAACACCCAATCTGGCCTTTTGCCGTTTTTCGGCGCACGGTAAGGAGCTAATATGAACGAGAATCCAATGCTGATGGCAGAAACTCTGCAAGGCGAAATAGAAGACCGAGAGGTCATGTCGGAAGAGGATTTGCAAGGCGTTATCTCAGCCGAAATTTATGACGCTATCTCGTTCATTGATGACGATATTGGCGGTAACCGTGCCCTAGCAACCGAATACTATTACGGCGCTCCTTTTGGTGACGAAGAAGATGGTCGCTCACAAGTGGTGTCGATGGATGTACGAGATACCGTACAAGGCATCCTGCCAAGCCTGATGCGTATTTTCTTTGGCCCAGAGCGTGTGGTTGAGTTCATGCCTCAAGGCCCAGAAGACGTTGCCAACGCAGATCAAGCCACTGATTACGTGGACTTCATCTTCAAGCGTGACAACCCCGGCTTCAAGATTCTGCACTCTGCTTTCAAAGACGCACTGGTTCGTAAGTGCGGCATTGTGAAGTATTGGTGGGATGAGTCTGTTGAAGTCAGTGCTGAGTCGTTCTCTATGCTGGACGAGCAAAGCATGATGATGCTGGTTGAGAATCCTGACGTTGAGATCTCTGCCGTTCGTGAGTACCCAGTTCCAGGCACTATGCCCATGAACGAGGCTCAAGGCATCATGACCCCTCCTCCAATGATGTATGACGTTGAGATCAAACGCCGCATCAAGTCAGGCAAGGTTCGCATTGAGGCTCTGCCACCAGAAGAGTTCCTGATTGACCGCCGTGCTAAGTCCATTGATGAGGCGATCTTTGTTGGTCACCGAACCATGAAGACCGTCAGCGAGTTGGTCGCTATGGGCTACGACTATGACGAGATGGTCGAAGTTGCTGGTAACGGCAATGACTTTGACAACAACCAAGAGTACACAGCCCGTAATCCTTTTGCTGTCATCAGCACATCGAATAACGGTGACCCATCAAGCAAGAGCGTTCTGTACATTGAAGGCTACCTGAAGGTTGACTTTGATGGTGACGGAATCGCAGAACTGCGCCGTATCTGCACCGTAGGCACTGGCAACAAGGTTATCCGTAACGAAATCGTTGCTGATCGACAGTTTGCTGACTTCTGCCCAGATCCAGAGCCACACACCTTCTTTGGTATGTGCCCTGCTGATGTGGTCATGGACATCCAGCGCATCAAGTCCAATGTCCAACGTGGCATCTTGGACTCCTTGGCCCAAGCTATCCACCCCCGTACAGCCATTGTCGAGGGTCAGGCCAACATGGAAGATGTGCTGAACACTGAAGTCGGTGCGGTTATCCGTATGAGAGCGCCTGGTATGGTCCAGCCTTTTGTCACTCCTTTTGTTGGTCAAGCAGCATTCCCCATGCTGGACTACTTGGATGACATCAAGCAGACCCGTACAGGCATCTCCAAAGCCGCTGCTGGCCTAGATGCTGATGCACTGCAAAGCACCACCAAGGCTGCTGTGTCTGCCACTGTTAACGCTGCTCACCAGCACATTGAGATGATTGCCCGTATCTTTGCTGAAACGGGTATGCGTAAGCTGTTTACAGGCATTCTGAAGCTGGTCATTGAGAACCAAGACCGTGCCCGAATGATCAAGCTGCGTAACACCTTTGTGCCGATTGACCCCCGCTCTTGGGATGCCAATATGGATGTCATTGTTAACGTGGGCGTTGGTGACGGCACTATTGAAGACCGCATCAACATCTTGAACCAAGTGGCAATGCGTCAGGAAATGCTGATCAAGGAAACTGGGCCTAATAACCCTGTTGTTTCTGTACAACAGTACACCAACACTTTGACGAAGATGCTCCAGTTGGCTGGCATTAAGGATTCGCAGAATTACTTTAACCAGTTACCTGCTGACTTCCAAATGCCACAACCACCTGAGCCAAAGCCAACTCCAGAGGAAATGCTTACTCAAGTACAGGCTCAATCTATCCAAGCAGATATTCAGAAGAAAGCCGCTGAACTGCAATTGGAGCGTGAAAAAATGATCATGTCGGATGATCGTGAACGTGATCGTATTGAGCAAGATGGTATTTTGAAAAGATATGAGCTAGAATTGAAATACGGTGTACAAATTCAAAGTGCGGAGATAAATGCCGCAATGAATAAAGACCGAGAGTTAATCCGTCAACAGGCTGCAATGAGTCAAGTGCCTCAACAGCCCCAACCTATGATGTGACATGGATGATTTAGAAATTAACCTCGCAAGGGGTGACAGAGCAAAACTTCTACTAGAGGACGAACTTCTAGTAGAAATGCTGAAAAAGATTGAGGATGATTGTTACCGTGAAATTCGGGCCTCCAAGTTAATGGAGGGTCCGATCAGAGAGCAAGCGTATTTGCTTTTGACAACGGTAGATATTCTGCGATCTAAGCTCCGCTCTGTAATGGATACGGGAAAGATGGCAGAAGCAGCATTAGTACGGCAACGTGGCCGTCCCCGTAAGAATCCATAATTGAAATTAAGAGGTAAATATGTCCGATAACGCACAAGCAGTCGGTTCGATTACAGTAAACCAAGCAGCGCAAAGCTTTGCTTCCATGCTAGACAGCCAAGAGGGTGTTGACACTGGTGCAGAGGCGCAACCGGAGGAGGAGCAATCCGAACCCGAGTCTGAGGAAGTTGAATCTGCGGAGCCGCAAGAAGAAGCAGAGGAAACTTCTGAGGAAGTAGAAGGCGAAGACGAAGAGGCCGAAGAACCAGCGCCCAAGGACGAGAAGTTTGTTGTCAAAGTTGACGGCAAAGAAATCGAAGTCCCGAAGGAAGAGCTGATCCGAGGTTATCAACGTGAAGCTGACTACACACGGAAAACGCAGAAACTTGCAGAAGAGCGCAAATTTGTCGAGTCTGAGTTTCAGCAAGTCCGTGCAGAGCGTGAACAATACGCTCAGATATTGGGGCAATTACAGCAAAAATTGCAGGAGTTTGAGCCAGCAGAGCCTGATTGGAACCGTTTAGAAGTTGAAGACCCGACTGAATATGCCCGTCAATGGACATCACATCAGCGCCGTCAGCAACAGAAAAATGCGGTTTTCGCAGAGCAAATGCGGCTCCAGCAAATGCAACAAGCTGAGACACAAAAGCATATACAAGCTGTTTTGGCGCAAGAAGTTGCGGTTTTGAAAGAGAAAATTCCCGAGTGGAGTTCTCCTGAGAAAGCCAAAGCAGAAGGTAAGGCTTTGTTGGAATACGGTCAGAGCATGGGCTTTTCCGAGCAGGAACTGAACGGTCTTACTGATTCACGGGCATTGCTTGCACTCCATAAGGCGTGGAAGTATGACCAGATGATGAGTAAGCGTCCAGAACTCCAAGCGAAGATTAAAAAAGCACCACGCATGGCAACTCCAGGGTCAGCGGGTAGTGTGAGTTCCAAATCTGGTGATATCAATAACGCAAAAAAGCGTCTTGCACAGACCGGAAGCGTCAGAGATGCCGCATCCCTTTTTGAAAAGTTTATCTAAGGATTTATCATGGCAGCAGTGACCAACACCTACACCCGATATGACGCTAAAGGCATTCGGGAAGATCTTTCGAACGTGATCTATCAGATCTCGCCAGAAGAGACTCCATTCATGAGTAACATTGGCCGTGAGAACGTGTCCAATACTTTCTTTGAATGGCAAACCGATGACCTCGCTTCAGCCGTTACAACTAACGCTCAGATCGAAGGCGATGACATCACTTCTTTCACAGCAGTTACTCCTACTGTTCGTCTGGGCAACTACACCCAGATCAGCCGTAAGGATGTGATCATCGCTGGTACTTTGGAAGCCGTTGACAAAGCAGGTCGCCGTAGCGAACTGAGCTATCAAATGGCTAAGAAGTCCGCTGAGATCAAGCGCGACATGGAATCCACCATGCTGGCTAACCAAGGCGCTGCCGCTGGTGACACTTCTACCGCTCGTAAGTCTGGCGCTTTGTTGGCCTTCCTGAAGACCAACACAAACGAAGGCACTGGTGGTGCAGATCCAACCTACACAACAATTCCTACTGATGACCGTACAGATGCCACCGCTGGTGACCTGCGTTCGTTCAGCGAGGCATTGCTGAAGGATGTGATCCAGAAGGTGTGGACACAAGGCGGCAACCCATCCATCGTGATGGCTGGTCCTGTTAACAAGCAGAACCTGTCCAAGATGGCTGGTATCGGCGCTACACGTTTCAACGTGCAAGGTGCTAAGCCCTCCACCATCATCGCCGCTGCTGACATCTATGTGTCGGACTTTGGTAACGTGAGCATCGTTCCCAACCGTTTCCAGCGTGAACGTGATGTGTTTGTGCTTGATCCAGAATACGCAAGCGTTGCTTACCTGCGTCCTTTCCAGACAGTCGAACTCGCCAAAACAGGTGACGCTGAGAAGCGTATGCTGTTGGTCGAGTGGGGCTTGAAGATCAAGAACGAGAAAGCCCACGGCGCTGTGTATGACTTGAACAGCACCATTCAGTAAAACTGAATAAAAGGGTGGGCTAAATACCCACCCTTTTTTTATCCTCTCACGACAATGACAACTAAACTTTTTGACTTTGACCCAATCACGGGAACAAAAAAGCTGTGGCACTACGATGAGTCCACAGACAAAGCAGTTATTGAGACAATCATTGATGCGTCAGATGTTATTGCTGACAACAAACAGAAATTCAATTCGTTTGATGAGAAGGCGAACTGGAGTGGAGATATGCACCATGTTGCATCCATTCCTATGGCGCTCTACTATCAAATGAAAGCAGAGGGAAAACTTGATGACCAAGCTTATATGAAGCGTTGGCTCAATTCGCCTGAGAACCGAGCATTTCGCACACGACCTGGAGAAGTTTAATGGACAGTAAGACCATTGGGATTTTGATCCCAACACGGGACTTTGTTAACGCTGGATTTTCTTACGACCTTGCTCGTCTAGTTGGCTTCACAGTCGGCTCGTCACACCATAAAGTTGTTCTGTACACAAGTTCTGGCACATTGCTGTCAGCACAACGTCAGGATCTTGCTAAGTCGGCCATTGAAGCTGGCTGCACCCATACACTGTGGCTTGACAGTGATATGCGGTTTCCAAAGGACACAATCTTGCGTCTTTTGAAGCACGACACAGGCATTGTTTGTGCTAACTATGCCAAGCGTAGATTCCCCACTGAGCCTATTGCAGTGCGTAAAAATGCCACTGATGAAGATGCAAAAACGATTCAGAGGGTATATACTGAGGACCATTCAACCGGGCTGGTTGATGTAGATTACTGCGGAATGGGTGTCATGCTCGTCAAATCCGAGGTCTACAAGACAATGGAATATCCTTGGTTTGCTATCCCTTGGGTTCCAAATGCACAAGACTACATGGGTGAAGATGTCTGGTTTTGTCGCAGGGCTGCTGAAAACGGCACAAAAACATATATCGACCAGGATCTCTCAAAAGAGGTTCACCACATTGGTTCGTTTGAATTCAAACATGAACACACGCTTGCGTGTAGGGATGTAGAAAATGGCACTTGATACTTTTGCAGGGCTTAAAGCAACAATAGCGGATTATCTCAACCGGGATGATCTGACTTCTGTTATCCCAAGCTTTATCACTCTTGCAGAAGCCAAGTTCAACCGTAAGCTGCGTGTTCGCCAGATGGTCAAACGTGCAAATGGGCAGATTGAGACTGCTTTTTTTGCATACCCTGCTGATTGGCTCCAAGCCAAAGAGTTTCAACTGAACACAAACCCCATCGTGCGGTTGCGGTTTGTGACCGAAGCTCAAGGGGACGAATTGAAGGCCAATAGCTTTATTGCTCCCGGCCAACCGTTGTACTACACCATCACAGGCGGTCAGTTGGAATTCATTCCATCACCTGACTCAACTTACTCAGCAGAACTTACCTACTATGCTAAGATTCCTGCGCTGAGTGATTCAAACACAAGCAACTGGCTCTTGCTTTATGCCCCAGACTTGTACTTGTACGGAGCTTTGTTAGAAGCTACACCGTACTTAAAAGACGATGAACGAGTCGCTGTATGGGGTCAGTTATATGCCAACTCCTTGGGCGACATTGAAGTAGCAGATCAAAGGGCTTCTGTTTCTTCAACTCCTATTGTCCGTGCCCGATCCTTGGGGTAATAAATGGCTTCTTTTACAGACTACACAGAAAATCTGGCGCTGACCTGGTTGTTTACAGGCTCGTCAGCAACTCGTCCTACGGCTTGGTATGTCGGCCTATTTACGGCTGCCCCTAGCGACACAGGTGGCGGTACAGAGGTTTCTGGTAGTGGTTACGCTCGTGTAGCTACTGGAACAATTTCTGGCAGTGGTACAGCAACCACATTTACCAATGCCGCAGCAATTGAATTTGCAGCAGCTTCTGGTGGTAACTGGGGAACTATTGGTTGGGCAGGTATTTTTACTGCTGACACCAGTGGAACTTTGCTGGCATGGGCGCCTTTGACAACTGCAAAAGCAATTAATGATGGCGATATCTTCCGCATCCCTGCTAACAGTCTGTCTATCACACTGAGCTGATATGGCTGCTTACGGGCGTGGTGATTACGGTGGAGGAGACTACTCCTTTGGGGCGTACTTAGGTGCGCTTGCAATAGTAGATGAGTCCACTGTTGTCATTGCTGGAGACAAGATAAAAGATGCTCAGTTTGAGATCTTTTCATCCAGTACCATTGCTGTTGACGGTGTAAAAATTTCCAATGCCCAGATTGATATCGTTGATGATTCTGTTGTAACGATTGCTGGTGGAATTGATGCGGTTGGTAATGTTGATATTGTTGCGACAAGTGAATTGTCCATTCAATACTTCCGCAAGCGTCCAGGCGTTGTAACGATTGTTTGTTCTTCTGGTGTTGTAATCAATGCCAGAAAGAAATGGGAAACTGAAGCTGATATATCAGAAACATGGACTACCATACCTGATGTATCTGAAACTTGGACAACTGTCTCTTAGGGGTAAAAAATGGCTGATACTACAACCACCAACCTTGGCCTAACGAAGCCTGAAGTTGGGGCATCTACGGATTCGTGGGGCACTAAGATCAATACGGATCTTGACTCTATTGATGCGCTGTTTGATGCGGGTCCAGTGCTGAAGGTTGCTAAGGGCGGTACAGGTAGTGCGAATGCCTCCGATGCCCGTACAGCCTTGGGCCTGGCAATTGGCACAAACGTGCTGGCCTATGACGCGAACTTGCAAGGTTTTGTCACAGCCTTCACACTGCCGACCAGTGACGGCACAGCCAACTATGTCTTGAAGACAGATGGTTCTGGCACATTGGGCTTTGCCGCTGCGGCTATTGGTGATGTCACCCTGACAGGCACACAGACCCTTACCAACAAGACCATCGAAGCTGGCACGTTCACCAACGGCTACACGGAAGAAACCGTTACTGCCAACACAAGCACAGCCTACACCATTGACTTGGCTAACGGCTCGGTGCAAATCCTGACGCTGACAGGTAACTGCACATTTACATTCCCCACAGCGACTGCTGGCAAGGGTTTCACGTTGCTGCTCAAACAAGACGGTACAGGCTCACGCACAGTGACATGGCCTGCTTCTGTGAAGTGGCCTGCAAGCACAGCACCGACCATTACGGCTACAGCATCCAAGGGCGACAAGTATGTCTTTGTTGGTGATGGCACGTACTGGTGGGGAAGCAATGCTGGTCAGAACTACCTGTAAGGAATACTGATGTTTAGTTCAAATGCTTCACAGGTGAGCGACAGCGCAACCTACATCGAAGATATTTTTTCCTGCTTTTTATACACAGGCAACGGCTCTACGCAGACCATCACCAACGGGATTGATCTGGCGGGTGAGGGTGGGTTGGTTTGGTTGAAAAACCGATCTTCAGCAATCGAACACAAGGTTTTTGATACTGCTAGAGGCATGACGTACACAAGTGCAAAAGAACTTGTGACAAATTTGACAGACCCCGAGTCAAATAGAACAAACCTAATTCGCGCAGACGCAACTGGTTTTTCTTTGGGCAGTGCGTCTAACTTTGGTGCATACAATCAATCAGGTCAAACCTACGCCTCATGGACATTCCGCAAGCAGGAGAAGTTCTTTGATGTGGTGACGTATACGGGGAATGGTGTTGCTGGTCGGACAGTAGCGCATAACCTTGGTTCTGTGCCGGGATGCATCATCATCAAACAACTGAATGATGTAACTAACTGGATTACATATCACCGTGCAAATACTGCAAACCCTGAAACAGACTACCTACAATTAAATTCTACTGCTGCAACAATAGATTTAGACAACGTTTGGAACGATACCGCACCTACGTCTACTGAGTTCACGTTGGGAACTAACAATGACGTAAACAAAAACGGTGGCTCCTACGTAGCCTACCTATTCGCCCACAACGCAGGAGGCTTTGGCCTGTCTGGTGAGGACAATGTGATTTCGTGTGGGTCGTTTTTAACTGATCCATCAACTGGCGGGGCAACTGTAAATCTTGGGTATGAGCCTCAGTTTCTGTTAGTTAAATCAGCTACTTCAGTCCAAGGTTGGCATCTTATTGACAACATGAGAGGAATGGCAAACAGCGGTGGATACGGCACGGCTGCGTCTTTGGAGCCAAACTCATCCAACGCAGAATCAGTCGGAGCCAACTGTTTTCCAACAGCAAATGGTTTTTGGTATGCGAGGTCAGGCAACACCACCTACATCTACATCGCCATACGCCGTGGCCCGATGAAAGTGCCTGAGAGTGGGACGAGTGTGTTTACGCCTGTTGCTAGAACTGGCACAGGCACAGCCGTAACTGTAACTGGATTCCAAGGGCCACTAGATTCTCTTTTTGTTGCTAATAGAACAGATTCTACTGATAAATTTTTGATTGCCAACAGATTAACGGCAGAAAGATATACCCTTACATCTTCCACCGCCGCAGAAACAGTAAGTGTAACCGCAGCCTTTCCCGTTGGTGTATTCGGTGTAATGAATGGCTTTAATTTGCCAGCGACCACTAGCAACGTAACAAATAAGTCGGCAACAACTTATATTAACTACGGCTTTACCCGCGCTCCCGGCTTCATGGATGTTTGTTGCTATACGGGGACGGGTGTTGCAAGGACTGTGGCGCATAACTTAGGTGTTGCGCCTGAGTTGATGATTGTGAAGAATAGAAGCGGGACTGTTGCATGGTCTGTCTATGATCAATTCAACGGCCCAACAATGTTGTTGCAGCTTAACGCTAGTGCGCTATCACAAGCATCAGCTGTACCTTGGAACAATACAGCCCCTACAGCATCTGTGTTTACAGTGGGCACTGGTACTCCCGCTTTTACCAACGCCTCTGGTTCAAACTACGTGGCTTACCTCTTTGCAACCTGCCCCGGTGTGAGCAAGGTGTTTAATTTCACAGGTAATGGTTCTTCTCAGACAATTAACTGTGGATTCACAGGCGGTGCTAGGTTCGTCATGATTAAGCGTACAGACTCTACAGGTGATTGGTACGTCTGGGATTCTGCCCGTGGAATTGTTTCAGGTAACGACCCACGATTGAGCCTCAACACCACAGCCGCTGAAGTTACAACCGATGACAGCGTGGACACTGACAGCACAGGCTTTGTTGTTAATCAGTTGTCGGCAACTAACGTCAACGTTAATGGAGCCAGCTACATAGGCTTGGCAATAGCTTGATGGAATACATCTACGTTATTGAAAACAAGAACTCAGGGAAGTTCTACATCGGCAGGACAAATGATCCTGCTGCGCGAAAGCGTGGGCACTTCTCTGAGTTGCGTAGAGGTATTCACGGCAATCCCAGACTGCAAGCATCTTTTAACAAGCACGGCGAAGCTGCGTTTGAATTTAAGGTTGTAGATTCTGCTACTTCTGAAAACATCCATGCCAAGGAGTCTGAGTGGTTTGCTGCCTTTGATTGCAACAAGGATTACTTGTACAACTGCCACTTTGAAACTTTTGGTGGGCCAAAGATTTTTAAGCCGCACACTCCAGAGTCTGCTACTAAGATTTCCGAGGCAATCAAGCAAGGGACACGCAAATACATCTTTGAAATTCTTGATGAGCGATATGCTGGCGCATCCCTAAGAGACCTTGCCAAAAAGTACGAAGTCGGAGCAAATACTTTGATTGACTACACACCAGAGTGGGAGCAGTTGCGAGGTTTGAAGATGCCTAAGAGCGTACAAAGTGAACAAACGAAAAAGCAGGTTGAGTTGTTTGTTGCTGCTTTTGAGTGCTTCGGACACGATGCTTTGAGAAGTCTCAAGAACTTTAAACTGACGAGAAAATCTCTCAAAAAGTACCTGCCTGAATTTGGCATGGACTTGAAACAAGTGCTTATCCGACCATAAGGAACAATCATGCAAATCAGAATCCGACAAACAGGCGCAATCGTATCGGAGCAAGCCTTCCGCGCTATGTTCCCCAACACTTCAATGCCCAAGCCACTGACAGAGGCCATCATCAACAGCTTTGGCGGTGATGTGGTCTTTGAAGGCCCACAGGCAACAGGTGGTACTGTGTACCAGTACAGCCAAGGCGCTGGTGTGGAGCAAGTGAATGGCAAGTGGTACACCAAGTACGTGCTTGGCCCGATCTTCACTGACACCACTGTTGATGGCGTGACCACCACAGCCGCTGAACAGGAATCTGCCTACAAAGCCATGAAGGATGCTGAACAGGCTAAGTCTGTACGCACTCAACGTGGTGAGAAGCTGAAGGACACCGATTGGACACAAGTGGCTGACGCTCCTGTGGACAAAGCTGCATGGGCTACATACCGCCAAGCACTGCGGGATGTGACTGCGCAAGAGGGCTTTCCTTGGACTATCGACTGGCCTACACAACCGGAGTAATAGATGTCCGATGTTAGCCACGAGCAAATCTATAACCGACTTGTTGAAGTTGAGAGCAAGGTAGATCGTATTGATAACAACACCAAAGGCTTGGTGGATGCTATTGATGCTATGCAAGGTGCTTTCAAGGTTCTTGGGTGGATTGCTGCTGCTGCTAAACCTATTCTTTGGGTTGGTGGCCTGGTAGTTGCTGCTGGAGCCATCTGGCAAAGCTTGATTAAAAAGTAATGGCTAACGTAAAACAACAACTAGACAGTCCTGCCTTGCCCTCTTTGGGCTTGTCGGGTGCTGTCTACTCTCAGAATGTCCAGAATCAAAATAATGGCATCTTGAGGTTGTTTTTTACCAAGCTGGTAAACGTCATTAGTTCCTTGATTGGACCTTCTGGTGGCAAGTATTTGAATAATCCTTATGGGGCTTTTCAAGACAGTACAGACCAGACGGCTGCAAGTACAACTGTTGCCTACCCTATTACTTTCAACACCACCGACTTTTCTAATGGTGTAAGTGTTGCCAGTAACTCTCGCTTGACGGTGGCGGTTGATGGGTTGTGGAACTTGCAGTTTTCATTGCAATTCAAAAACACAAGCAATGATGGTCAGGACGTTGACATCTGGTTTCGCAAGAACGGAACTAACATTGACAACAGCAATAGCCGATTTCATTTGACAGCTAGAAAGTCTACTGGAGATCCCAGCCACATGATTGCGGCCATGAACTTCTTTGCTTCCATGATCACCAACGATTACATTGAGATCATGTGGTGTACCACCAGCACAGCAGTTAGTTTGGAGCATTTTGACACCAGCACCAGTCCAACAAGACCAGCAGTGCCATCAGCAATTGCTACCATGACGTTTGTGTCTAACCTGCCTAACCAGTAAAACATCATGGCCTACATCCCACTTCAAATACCCCCAGGTGTCTACAAGAACGGTACTGAGTATCAATCTAAAGGACGCTGGAGCGATGCCAATCTGGTTCGGTGGTACGAGGGTACTCTGCGTCCTGTTGGGGGCTGGAGGAAGCGTTCTACTACTCAGTTAAGTGGTTTGTCTCGTGGCCTGATTAACTGGCGTGACAACAATAACAATAGACGTATCGCTATTGGTACACACACTCATTTGTACATCATGAATGAGGGTGGAACTGTTTTTGACATCTCCCCCAATGATTTGGTTGCTGGTGATCCAAATGCTGTTCTGAAGATTGGTTACGGATACGGTACTTATGGCAGTTCTGCCTACGGTGTAGCTCGTCCTGATCTTGGTCAGTACACCCCTGCTACCACTTGGAGCATGGATACCTTTGGTCAGTATCTAGTCGCTTGCTCGTCTAAGGATGGTCGGTTGCTTGAGTGGCAGTTAAATACAGCGTCTGATGCTGCGCCGATTACCAATGCGCCAACTAGCTGTACAGGTCTGATCGTTACTCAAGAGCGATTTGTCTTTGCTTTGGGTGCTGGCGGTAATCCCCGTAAGGTTCAGTGGTGTGACCAAGAGAACAACACCCTTTGGACTCCTGCTGCCACTAACCAAGCTGGTGATTTTGAACTGACAACCATTGGCTCCTTGATGTGTGCCAAGCGGATTCGTGGCTCTACCATCTTGTTTACAGACGTAGATGTCCACACAGCCACTTACATTGGCCCACCATTCATTTACGGTTTTGAGCGTGTTGGTACGGGTTGTGGGGTTATCTCTAAGCAAGCTGTTGCTGCTACTGATAACTCTTGTATTTGGATGTCTGGTTCAGGTTTCTGGATTTACGATGGCTTTGTAAAACCACTGCCTTCTGATGTTGGTGACTATGTGTTTACCAACATGAACCACACTCAGTCCTCTAAGGTCTACTGCGTACACAACTCATCCTACGGTGAGATCTGGTGGTTCTATCCTAGTTCTGCTTCTAACGAGGTGGATTCTTACGTGTCATATAACTACCGTGAAGGCCATTGGGCTATCGGTACATTGGCCCGTACTTCAGGGACTGACCGAGGAATCTTCTCCAACCCAATCATGATGTCCACAGATGGTTATCTGTATGAGCATGAAGTTGGGTTTAATTACGACTCTCAAATATTGTTTGCCGAGTCTGGACCTGTTGAATTGGGTGCTGGTGACAGGGTATTGAGCCTTACTGGCCTTATTCCTGATGAAAAGACTGCTGGTAATGTCCAAGCCCGTCTAAGCACCAAGTTTTACCCAAATTCTGTGGAATATAACTACGGTCCATATTCAATGAATTCGCCCACATCTTTGCGTATTACTGGTCGGCAAGTGGCTGTAAAGATTGAGGGAGTTGATTTGAGTGATTGGCGAGTGGGTGTTATTCGTTTTGATGGCAAGCCTGGAAGTATGCGCTGATGGATTATGAGAAGTACAAGCTCAATGGTGAATTACCACTATGGGCTGTGCTTTTCCAAAAAGTAGAGCAAATACTTGAACCTGCCTTAGAATACGACAACACTTACAACATTGAAGATGTAGCTGATTGCATCTCAAATGGAACAATGCAGCTATGGCCGACTAGTAATAGTGCCGTAGTGACGCAAGTGCAGAACTTTCCAAGGATGAAGGTTTTGCACATTTTTTTGGCTGGTGGCAATCTAGAGGAACTAGAAACGCTAACCCCCCATATTCAGAAGTTCGCTGAAGACATGGGATGCCGCAAGATCACTCTAACTGGGCGTAGAGGCTGGTCAAGAACTTTTGTAGCTAAATTCAACATGAAGCCAACACATTATTGGCTTTCAACGGAGGTGTAATTATGTCTGGTGGTAGCAGCCAAAGTACGCAGCAGCTTGATCCTGCAATGCGTGATGCGTTTCTAGGAAACGTAACCCGTGCAACAGGTGTCGCTGAAGGATTGCAAGCCCGACAGTTCGCCGACTTTAACCAAGATCAGGCTACAGCGGCCAACATCTATCGTCAGTTTGCAGATCCAAACAGTGAGGTGTTTCGCGGTACACGTGATGCGTTTAATACTGCCAACTTGGCGGGGCAATACCAGCCTCAGAACGTAACTGCACAGGCTTATCGTGGCGCTAGAGTTGATCCTGCTGCATTGGCTGCTCAACAAGGTTACACGGCTTCTACAGGACAATTCTCCTCTGCTGGACCTGCTTCATTAGCAGAAGCCCAAGGCTACACTGCATCTCAGTTTGGTGGCGCTCAAACAGGCCCAACTAATTTGGCTACTGGTACTGGATACACAGCTTCTCAATTTGGTGGAGCGCAAGCAGCTCCTGCCACATTGGCTCAGGCTGCTGGTTATACGGCACAAGACTTTGCGGGGGTTGGTGCTGGCCCTGCTGAACGAGCGCAATCTGCTGCTTTGGCTCGTGGTGATATCCGTGATGTAGCTGCTCAACAAATTGAGGCAGAGCGTATTGCTGCTGCTCAGGCAAATCGTTTGGGTGTTCGTGATGTGGCTGCTGCTGGTGTTAGTGGCGCTCAAGTAGCTTCTGAAGCTTTGGGCCAGATTGCTCCACAAGCTCGTCAGAATGTGCGTGATGTCCAGGCTGGTTCATTCTTGAATCAGAATATTCAGCAGTATATGAATCCATATACACAAGCTGTTACTGAGCAAAGTTTGCGTGACTTAGAGCGTTCACGACAGTTGCAGCAACAACAGACATCTGCACAAGCTACTGCTGCTGGTGCTTTTGGCGGATCTCGTCAGGGTGTTGCTGAAGCTGAGACTAACCGTGCCTTTGGTGAAAATGCTGCTCGTTTGGTTGCACAACAGAATGCTGCTGCATATCAAGCTGCTCAACAAGCTTCTGAATCTGATTTGGCTCGTGCAATGCAAGCTCAACAGCTTAACCAAGCTCAAGACGCTGCTACTACTCAGCAGTCTTTGCAATTGGCTGGTCAATTTGGTCTTGCTAACCAAGATGCGGCTTTGCGAGCTGCTCTTGCTAACCAAGGTGTAGATACGCAATTTGGTTTGACAAATGCTCAACTTGAGCAACAAGCTAGATTGGCAAATCAGTCAACTGGTTTGGCGGCTTCTCAAGCCAACCAAGATGCTTCTTTGAGGGCTGCTCTTGCCAATCAAAGCGCCGATCTTAGTGTTGGTCAACTCAATACTCAGAACGCTCAACAAGCTGCATTGGCTAACCAAGCTGCTGCCAACCAAATGGCTCAGTTTAATGCTGGCAACTTCCAACAAGCAGGTCTTGCTTCTCAGGCTGCTGCTAATCAAGCTGCTCAATTTGGTGCTGGCGCTCAGAACACTATTGCTGCTCAGAATGCTGCTGCACAAAACGCACTGGCTCAGTTTAATGCGGGTAATCTGCAACAAGCTGGCTTGTCAAATGCTGCCGCTCTCAATCAAGCTGGTCAGTTCGGTGCTGCTGCACAAAATGCTGCCTCACTGGCAAACCAAGCAGCCCTCAATCAAGGTCAACAGTTCAATGCTGCTAACTTGCAACAGGCTGGATTGTCTAACCAGCAAGCTTTGAATCAGGCTGGTCAGTTTGGTGCTTCTGCTCAGAATGCTGCTGCCTTGCAAAATGCTGCTGCCATGAACCAGATGGGTCAATTTAATGCTGGTAATCAACAAGCAATGACTTTGGCAAACTTGGGTGCTTTGAATCAAGCAAGCCAGTTTGGTGCTTCTGCATTTAACCAAGCAGGTCTTGCTAACCAAGCGGCCATCAATGCTCGTGCTGCTCAACAAGCAGGTTTGACACAGCAAGCTGGTTTGACTAATGCTCAGAACTTCTTGCAAGCCAACCTTGCCAACCAACAAGCTGGTTTGGCTGCTAACCAACAGCGTCTTGGTGCTGCTGGACAGATGGCAAACATCGCTGGTCAAGGTCAAGCAATGGGCTTTGCTGGTGCACAGAACTTGGCTAATATTGGTTCTATCCAACAGCAGTTCTCTCAAGCTCAGTTGGATGCAGTTCGTAATCTGCCACTTGAGCAACAACAGATCATCAACCAAGCATTGGGTCTTAATGTTGGTGGTGGCTCTGGTATGCAACAGCAATCTACATCACGCCAAGGTTTGCTTGGTGTTCTTGGCCTGTAAGGAGTATTTATGCCCGTCAATTTTGGCTTACTGTCAAACGCTGCTCTTACTGGTCTTAGTGAACAGGAGAGGAATGATCTTCAAAAGCAAGCAACTACACAGTTCTTGCTTGGCTCTTTGCTGAGTAACGATCCATCTTTGGGCTTGAAGTCTGCTCTGAGTGTTCCAGATCAGTACACATCTGCTCAGAAAAGCATTACTGAAGCGCAAGAGAAAAAGCGTCAACGTGGTGAGGTGGCTAGCTTCTTGGAGCAATATGTCCCCACTCCCATGCAAGCAGGTCAACGTGCTTTGAGTCAGGAAGGAAGAGGCCCAACACTTAGTGCTGCTCAGAACCAGCAAGCAATCTTGAATACGCCAATTGATTTTGATAAGGCTTACAGGGATTCAATGCGTTTGGTTGGCAATCCCGGCCAAGCTCAAATCCGAGAGACTTTATCTGCAATGCAGCCTAAGTTCCAAGGTGATTTGCGAGTTGATGCAACTGGTAGGGTTGTTGGTAGTTTGCCTACAACCAAGGATGGCATTCAGCAGCAATTTAACACTGCTACTGGTCAGTATGCTGCGAATCCTGTGCAGAACTATATGCTGTCACAGATTCTTACTCAGCGTCCAGAAACATCTCCAAACACCATGTTGGTTCCAATGCAGGGTGGTGGATTTACTCAACAAGCGATCCCAGGTGCAGCACAAGCAGTTAGCACGATTGAGGGCGCTAAGGCTAGAGGGCAAGCAGAAGGTCAACTTACAGAGGTTCTTGGAGCTGATGGCAGAACTTACAAAGTTCCTGTATCTACATTGCTTAATCAACCAACTGGTCAAGGCGCTGGTCAGCCAACAACTCGTCAAGGTGGACCTGCTGGTGCAGCATCTAAGATCTCTCCAGCCCAAGAAGCAATTAACCAAACATCCGCAAAGAGATATGACGAGTTCACGCAGCTTGCTCAAAATGCAGCATTAACTTCTGCTGACCGTAGACGCTCTGGAGAGTACTTGTACAACGCTGCTGAACAACTTGATCCAAACAAGGCAACCGAGTTCCTTGCAACTGGTGCATCGTACATTCGTGCGATTCCAGGTGTTGGTGAAAAGTTTGACTCTTTTGTTGGTAACGTCAGTATATTCAACAAGACACGCTCTGAGGGTGTTCTCAAAGGCCTGGAAAGCATCAAGGGTAACGCTAACGCATTTGAAGGCGCTATCGTTGACAGGGCTACCACTGGTGTTTCAGATCCTAAGTTTGTGACTAAATACTTGTCGGCACTTGAGATTGCTGCTGCTGACAAGGATGATGCTCGTCAAACCTTCTTGGATAACTACACAGGCGATCCAAAGGGCGTATACACGGCTTGGCAGAACTCCCCTGATAACCCACGTATTTACAACCACCCAAAGATTAACCAGTTCTTGACTGAGCAGGTTCAGGCTTGGCAGCGTGGTGGATCTCAAGGCACTCCGGTAATGCCATCAGGCTTTACAGTGGGGCGCAGCAAATCCACTGGTGCGATTTTGATCAAGAAACCCGATGGCTCTAAGTTCACAGTAGGTCAGTAATGGCAACTAAAGACGAAATCTTTGCATTCGCTGCTCAAGAGGCAGAGCGCCAAGGGGTTCCTCTGTCTTTGGTGCAAGGCGTTATTGAAGCCGAATCTGGTGGCAAGTTCAACGCTGAAGGTCCAAAGACTCGAACAGGAGAAACTGCGTTTGGTCCAATGCAGTTGATGGATGCTACTGCAAAGGGTCTTGGTGTTGACCGGATGAACTGGCAGGACAACATCCGTGGTGGTGTGAAGTATCTGAACCAACTAAGCCAGCGCTTTTCTTCTCCAGACTTGGTTCTTGCTGCTTACAACGCTGGCCCTGGTAACGTGGAAAAGTATGGTGGCGTTCCACCATTCAAAGAAACCCAAAACTACGTGAAGAAGGTTCAAAACTTTATGTCTAAAGCCGAAACAGACGATGATTTTGTTCCGTTCGAACAAGCTCCTCAAACACGTTCCGTAGAACCTCGTCAGCCAAGGGATGTGGAGATTGATGTTTCCTTCCCGCAAGGAATGGGCAATGAGCCAGCTACACGCTCAATGCAAGCTGACCAAACAGATGATGACTTTGTTCCGTTTGCAGCAGCACCAGCTCCAACACCAAACATAGCCAACATTGTTGACAGCGTTAGAGCGCAAGCCAATCAGCCTCCTAACCAATTCCTGCAAGACGTTCGCTCCAGCTTCAATCCTATGGATGTGTTGCGTGGTAAAACTACAACAGGCCAGTTGGCAATGGGTGCTGGTAACCTGATCAACACGGGCATTCAAAACGCTTTGGGCGCAATTGGTTTCTCAGACGAATACTTGGGCAGAACCCGTACTCCTCCTGCTCCTGCTGCTCCTACACAGTCTATTAGCGACATTCTCAGTGGTGTTTATAAAACAGCCACAGAGCGTCCTGGACTGCTTGTTGGTGGCATTGGTACGGCAATGCTTGATCCGCTCAACCTAGCCCTTCCTGGTGGCATTCAGAAGTCATTGGTGGCTGCTACACCTAAAGCTGTTGCTCAGGCTGCTCCACGTACTGTTGCTGCTGCTCAGAATGT